GTTTCTGGATCATAGTTCGCCGCCGTCGGCCCAACTGGCATTCGCCTGCGCGGGCAGTTGGCAGCAACAACAAGTAAATCGCGGTCAAGCAACTGCTTGATCGTATCTTGCGGAAAGCGCATGTCGCTATCGATAAACAGCACCACGTCAGCGTTGTTTTCCATGGCGGTCATCACCAATTCTGAACGCTGGCTTACAAGAAGCGTTCCCTTGGAAATGTTGACGTTTACCGCGTCATTCGGATGGTGTGCAACATGAAACGCCACAGCGTTTACAAGGTCAAATGCAAAGTCTGAATGCACTTCGTCCCTTGCCGGGACGCATACGCTAATAATTCGTTTCTTGTCCATCACACCCTTCCTGGTCGAGTCCTGAAAAATCGGTTATCGGGATCATTGAGCCACTTCTTAAAATCTTTTTCTGTGCGCGTGATGCCCTGGCTCACCAAGTCCATGTAGATATTCATGGGGATGGATGCAACCTGTACGCCAAGACCTTCACCGTTCCACCTGGCGCGTTCGTCGATGGATGCAAACTGTGCCTTGTTGGTTTCAACAATGGGTGTTGCGTCTTGGATTGTTTCAATCACCGCTGTGTCTGTGGCCTCGTCGTAATGCCAAATGCGCGTTAGGCCAAGAAGTGGATCATGCTCAAAAAGTTTTGATTCCATGTAAAAACGGGAGCGTTTCCGCCCCCGTTCCTTGTTGCTGGTTAGGTCGAAAGGTCAGCCGCCAAACCGTGTGCCTTCTCGTTGTAGATGGCAAGGCCATATTCAGCGAGGAGCAAGCGCTTTTCAGCATCACCCGTTGTTGCAAGCTCAACTTGCTGGAACGGACGAAGGAAATGCACACCGGCGTAATCAGGTGACAGCACAAACGCGTCACGATCACGCTGGAAACGGTTAGGAACAATGTTGACTTGTCCAAAGTCACCAACATACACATCAGCCGCGCCAATGATCTGCGCTTGCTTGCCAGCAGGCACATCACGATAGCGCGTTGCGATACCGTTGAAGCCAGAAACAACCTGCTTGTTCTTGGCGCCAACCATCACAATCGAAGGATCGCCGCCCTGTTCCCACACTTTCTGAAGCACATTCTTGAGAATGGTTTCAGTGAATGCGCGGGTTACGCCATCGCTGCGATCATCGTTAGGCAGCGTGGTGTAAGAGGGATCAGCACCGTTCGTGCCCTTGTCGGTGTTGGTCTTGATGAACGCGAGCAACGATCCGGTTTTCTGAGCCGTTGTCGAGTCACCAGCGGATGCTGCCTGGTTAGCCAGCATGATGGTTTCCATGTCGCGCTTCAGTTCAGCCGCACGCTTTGCCAACTGGTAGGCCAATTCTGACTTACGGCCTGCTTTGTTGACAGCCTCAACCGTACCGGAGATCACTACAGTCTTGCGGCTGATTTGCGTGTAGTTGGTCAGTTGAACGGTTGGCGTTACAGCGTCAAACGTGGAAATGTCATCACCTTGCAGTTGCGCGTTTGCGGTCGTGTTGTCCGCCAACGTGTCTGTCTGCCACTGGAACAGCGTGTTGCTAGCTGTACCGCGTCCAATGTTGTTCATGAACGGTGTGGTTTCAGGGCTGATGTTGTAAATCTGATTGCTCAAGTCCTCACGAATACCCTTTGCAGAGTAAGTAAGGAAGGTGTTTGATGCGATAGTCATTTGGGTTTCCTTTAGATAAGATGTTCAAACAGTTTGGCAGCGTCACGAACGTTGCCGGTTTTTGCAAGGCGCTGTTTGGCTCGGACTACTTCACTCGTGGAAACTTTCGCGGACTTAGGATTACCCGGTGCAATGACTTTGGCTTGCTGTACGGTTGGCGGCTTAGGCTTGATCGTTGCCTGCTTTGCCGCGATGCGGTCGTACAACATAGCTTTACGAAGTAACTTAACAACGCGGTGATCAGCCACGCCTTTCAAATCTTCTTCCTTAAAGCCTTCCTTCAAACCAAATTCAATCAAAGCCGCCTTTTCGGATTTCGCTGTGTCAGCGTTTTTCCATTCAGGGATAGCCTCCACAAGAAGTTGTGCTTCTTGCTCAAGCCTGGCCTTCATTGATCGTTGCACTTCGGCCTGCTGCAACTGGTTCAATCGCTGGAGTTCGGCCTGTGATGCTGCCAATTTCTCGTTGCGCTGACGTTGCAACTCGGTTTGCCGCACCCATTCAATCGGATCGTCCCTGTATAGACTCTCCATATCAATCGGGTTTTCCTGCTGCTGTTGGATTTGCTGCTGCAAAGCCGTAAGCAATTGAGCGTAAGTTTGCCGCTCTTCACGCACCGCGTTCAGCTCGGCTTCAGCGGCCTTGCGCTGTTCAGCCAATGCTTGCGTTTTGCGTGTGTAGTCAGCGGTGCGCTGGTAGCCGTTGATCAACTCATTGAGTTCAACCTCTTGTTCTTTGCCATCAATCTTGACGGTGAACTTTGGTGGCTCGCTGGATTGCTCTGACTCTTGAGCGTCTTCGTCTGACTCGCTCGATGCTTCAACGTCTTCGGACCCTTCGCCTTGCTCTTCCGCGTCTGTCTCTGCATCGCCAACATCATCGGATTCGGCTTGCGCCTCATCCGTTTGCGCCTGGGCTTCTGTTTGTTCTCCGGGTTCGGCAAACATCGACTCAAAGGCTTTGGCGGCTTGCGCCACCGTCATCCCCGTTGTGCTTTCGCTTTCAACGGTTGCTAAATTGTCACTCATTTATTGCGCTCCATCAAGTTTTGGTCAGTTTCCGCTGGCGATCAGCCGCCATTCGGGTCAACGTACCGCTGGTTATCACGCTTCCAAAGTAAGTTTGAAGACGGTCCATGGCTTTGAAGTCATGAAAGATAGCCTCTCGATGCTTGGCATCCTCCGAGTGCGTCCATTCTTCAAACAGTGATTCTCTAATTTGCTGCCACGCCTCTTGATAAAGCGTGGAGCTAATGATTCGTTCGGCTTCCTGTGCTCTGCGTAATTTTTCGTCGTTGGTCATTGCATGGGTTGCGCCGCTGTCACGGCTTGTTGGGATTGGTTAATGGCTTGTATTTGCAAACGCTCACGATCCATTGCTACTTTGGCATCGATTTCGGCTTGCGTTGCAGCCAAGTCTACTTGATACTTAAGTTCCATCTCTTGACGCTTCAAGACGCCATCTTGTGCAATGCGATCACGCTCACGATCATCAGCGCGGATCATCTTCTCGCGCTCAAGAGCAAGTTCGGCGGCTTTCTTTTGAATGTCAGCCTGAATGGATTGAATCTGAACTTGCGCCAAGGCTTGCGTGGGATCGGGTTGCGGCTGTTGCGGAGGAGGCGAAAAGTCCATCGGCAATTGATTGAAAAATTGCGTCGAGTCTTTGTATCCCGCCATCTCTACTAGCTTGGCTAACGTGTTGGCGTATTGACCAACCGTCACAATCGGATTGTTGACGCCAAGCGTTTGGAGTAACTGCTCCTGTTTACCCGCTATGGCTTGCAAGAATTGAATTTTTTCATCAATGCCGCCAGTACCAAGACCGACGTTTACGCTTACATCCATCGAAGCATCCCAACCACGCGGATCAACTTGAACCCACTGGTTACGCAAACGAATGACGCGTGGCTTGTCTTGATGCTGCGTAATCAAGCGCAACAAACCTTTGAACAAACGCTTCATGCCAATTTCAGAGAACACGCGGGCGATCAATTCGATGTGTTGCTGCGCGGCTTGAACGGTAGCTTGCACCGCCAACTTGGTGGTTGATTGCAGTGCATCAGCGTTCAAACCCATCGAGGCTTTAGACATGCCTGTGCGTGCCTCTTTCACCTGATCCATGTACTCCATCATCGGAAAGGCTTGTCCGCCAACAAATGGTGTGGTGAATGGCTGCACCATACCAGGCGCACGCATTCTGATGATGGCGCCGTTTTCGTTATTCAGTACATCATCAAGATTGACCTGTCCTTCGACCACGCCCGTGCGCGGATGAATGGATTGCGCCAATGAGTCAAGCATATTGCGCAGGATCACTGACTTGATGCGTTGAATGTCCATGGTTACATCAGCCGTAGACATACCAAAAAGGGTATGCGGCTCAGGATCAGGGCAGAAATAAGCAAAGGGAACATCATCTGTTGGATCGTTGGCAACGATCTTGTAGGACGGTCCCATGGTGCAAATCTTGCGCAGTTCCGCCACACCATCACCGTCTTGGTCAATCCTTATATAACTTTCGGTATAAAGCACGCGGCGTTGCGCTGGATTGTTGGCGGACTCGCCAAACATCATTTGCGCAGGATTACGCGCAATGCGTTCAATGTTCGTGTCGAGCTCATCTTCGCCTGTGTTGGACTCGACCAATTCTTGGTCATACCCCATGGCAACAAGTTCAGACACAGTGGCAAGTTTTCTGTGCGCCACAATGTCTGCGTCTTCGAGCGTTCGCGCTCTACGGTCAACGATGAACTCTTCAGGTGCCAGGCTTTCAACACGGAAACGCTTAGTGATGACTTTGCGGCTCACCGTTACGTCGTGAATCATTACGGTTGGCGTCAGTTGCTGGCCGGTCAACGGATCAATTACGGGCGGCGGTGCTGAAGGGTCTTCAGTGGACATTAAGTCCACCATCTCAACGCCTTCTTGACCAAGAATTAACGACAGTTGTGCGTCATCAAGACCCGTGTAGTTTTCATTTTTAATTTCAATGTGCTCATCAACCCACCACTTGCAAACGCCTGTCTTGCGCACCAAGGCGTCTTTGAAGATGGAGTGAAACAGCACAAAGCCATTGTTGTCTTCGTTCAGGATATAGCGCACATAATCTGTGGCCTGCTCTGCCATCGGCGCATCTTCCATGTTGCGCGGAACATACTGAACAACGTTCTCTGATGAGAAGAAAATGCGCATGAGGCTCGGCAAAATGGCTTGCACTGTGTCGCGCACATCCATTGATACAACCTGGCTGCGCCCCTCTTCTTCATCGCCAAATGGATCACCAAAATAGTATTCCGTGGCGCGGGCACGAAGATTGCCAATCTCTAAGTCAATAAAATTGGTAGCGTCAACAAGTTCAGCCGCAACAATGGCTTGAACTTCAGTCTCGTCCATAGGCTCACCGGACTTAATCCCGGTAGCAAGGTTCATTTCAACGTCCATTTACTTACCCTTATTTCTTGCGCTAATGGCTTTGGCTTTTGCTCGTGCATCGGCTTTGCTTGATGCACCCCAAGCCTTTAGGCTTAACAAAAGTCTCGTTGGTTCGCCATTTTTGTATTCTGGACCGGGCATGTTGCCCATTCTCGCAAGAAAGCTGGCGCGTCTTGGGTTATCTCCAGATTTCACAGGCGCTTTCAATGTGCCGCCTGTTTCTGCTTTGTACGATGCGCGGCCTTTGGCGTTCAATCCACCACTTGGACTTTGGCCTTCTTTACGCTGCCACGCTGGCGTTTTCATCAATCTTCCTCACGCATAAAATTGACGCGCTGAAACTCAACGGCTTCGCGCTGGCGGCGTGAGTTCGCCATTGATGTAATAGGCCCGCCAACTAACCAGGCGTCACAGGTGCGTGCCGCTGCACATTTGAAGTGAAATAGCTCGCAGTAACCAAGATCGGCGGCATCTTGCACCGCCATCTCTAAGTCTTCGTTCTCTTCGCTTTCGCCTTCTTCGTATGATTCGCCGCTTTCCTCTTCGCCTTCTTCGCCGTTCTCTTTTTCGCTTTCACCCTCCATACCACCTGTGATGCACTCAATCATTTCAGGCGTTTGGATGAAGGCGGCGCAGTT